GCAACCACGCGCGCAGCCTCCGCGTTCGCCGCTTCCGACTTTCCCTTGCTCTCGGCGCTCAACTTCGCCTCGGCCTCGCCCAGCGCCTTCAAGCGGGTCTCGGCCTTGCCGATCTCCTCCCTCACCCCGCCCAGCCGCCTCTCGGCCTCGCGCTTGGCCTGGTCAAGCTGCCCAATCTGCTCCAGCGCGTCCGCGAGCTTCAGCACCCACTCCAGGCGCTTCACCCCGACCCGCACCTGCTCGGCCACGTTAATCAGGTCCATTACTCCCCCTCGGCCTTGCGGCGCAGGTAGAAATCCACGTCAATCGCCGTGTTCGCGTCCCCGATGGTCACGTTCGGCCGCGTCAGTTCGGCAATCTCCACGATCTGCTCGATGGCCTCGGCCGTCTTGGTGATCGCGGAAGTCTGCGGATCGGTCAGGGCCTTGTAGCTCCCGCCGGCATTGTTCGAGCCCTCCACAGTCACGGACCCGTTCGAGCCGAACGTCCCGCTGAAATGCACCGACCTGTCGGCATAATCCGCCCAGTGCTTCCCGATGGGCGCGCCGACATCGTTCAGCGCCATGTTGCTGTAGGTGATGCGAACCGTGTTTTGCGAGACCCGCTCAACGGTTGGTGTGATCGTGGGCATCTTCTCTCCTTAAATTCCCATCGCTGGGTCGGCTGATACGCGGGCCTCGAAATGCGGCACCGGCCTGTCTCTCTCGTTGCGAATCTTGTCCACGCACACCGCCAAGCCCCTGAAGGCGTCGGCGCCGTGGCTGTACTGGTCATGCACCGGGGCCCCAGGTTCCCCCGTGGTCTCCGGGACGCCGCGCCTGTACCGCTTCAGGCAGTTCAACAGTGCAGAGCACTTCGTTTTATCGGCGTAGACCCTCGGGAACAGCATCCGCGCCGCCCGAATCCCGGTCTCCACCGGCAGCTTCTCGATGATCTTCACGTTCTTGCGGCCGAGTCCTTCCATCCATTGCTTCGCGGACTTGCCGGTCCTCTGCTCTTTGTGCGTGCCGTCATGCGGCAACCAGTCCGAGCCCCAGACATAGGGCAGGCGGTTCAGCTCGGCAACCCACTCGCCGTAGGTCTTGAAGGACTCCTCCAGGTATCCGATCAGCAGGACCTCTGAGACCACCTTCTGAACCAGCAGGATGGATGTCTGGTCGTTCCACCCCAAGTCCCACACCGTATGCACGGGCAACGCGGGGTCATACGGCACATTCCGCACCCGGCCATCGGCAATCATGGCCGTTACTTCCTTGGCGTAGATCGCGCCCTCGACTACCGACCGCGGATTCCCCTCCCATACATGGTCATGGGCCTCCGGGTCGCGCTTGAGTAGGTGCTTTCGCTCGTCCTCCAGCACTTGCGGGAACCACGGGTTATCCCGCCACGTCACCTTCTGCACCCATGTGTTCTCGGGCGGTTCGGCCACAAACCGAACATAGGTGTCGTCGGTATCCAGTTCGGGGTTGAACGTCACCCAAATCTCGGAACCCTCTGCCCGGATGGTCGGTATCAGCACGCCCCACGAACGCTTGCTCACGGCCTGGGCTTCCTCGACCCACACCACGTCAATGCCTTCGTAGGACTTCACCTTCGCCGCGTCCATCGCCCGCAGGCCGGCGTACAGGAACTCGGCGCCGTTCTTCCCGACGATGGAGCTTTCCTTGATCTCGAAGAACTGCTCCAGGCCCATCGACTTGATCTGGTCGGCCAGTAGTTGATGCACCGACTCCGAGATCGTGCGCATGACCTCGCGGCAGCACAGCACGCGAAGCGGCTCTTTCATCGCCTGCAACAGCAGGGCCCTGGCGTAGGTCCAGCTTTTCCCGCTTCCCCGACCACCGTAGGAGACGTAGTACCGCTTGCGGGTGACTTTCTTGTCCTTGGCCTCCCCCTGATACCCCTCCATCAAGGGCAGCAGCGCGGGCGGGAAATGCGCCCGCACCTTCAACTCATCGGCCACCCACGACCTCAATGCTGACCTTCGCGGGCAATGCCTTGCCGCCGCTGGTCAGGTCCGTTCTGGACAGTTTCGGGATGTGGTACTCGATGGCGCGCAGGAAGATTTCCGCCGCCCGGCCCGGATCATCGGCCGCAACCTTGGTGATCCACTTCTGAAGCGACGGCCCCAAGTCTTGCGCGAGCTTCGCAATCGCGTCCCGCACGTCGGCGGTGGCCTTGTTCGGCTTGCCCTTTCTGGACCCGCCGCCTGTTTTCTGCCCCTTCGCCATCAGTACGCCCGCTTGGGCCCCTTGGCGAAGCCCTTGCCGAAGGATTGGTCGTCGTGCTCCAAGGCCAGCTTCGTGATCTGGACCTCGACCGTGCGCGTCTTGTCGTTCTCGCTGGACGATTCACCCACCCGGACCACCTTCCCCACTCCGCGCAGTTCGCACTCGACGCCGACCTCGGGGAGCGTCTTGACGCCCAGCTTGTCCAGGGCATTGGCCTCCAGGTACAGCGTCAGGCCCCAGGGGTAGTCCGGGCCATCCCCGGATGCGGTGGCGGCAACCGGCGCGCCGCCGCGGTCCTTCTTCTCGGCCTTCGTGAGTTTCATGCTGGTCAGTTTCATGGGCTCTCCTATGCCGCTCCGGGCTGGATGTCCGCGTAGGCCACCGGCTCGCCCTTGCGGAAGGCTTCAATCTGCTCTGCGAGTCCGGGCGCCTGCGGCTGCACGATCTCGACCGACTCCAGTTTCTTCAGGTTGCCAAGCCAGTCAACGAAGTAGCGCGTGACGCGCGCCCCGCTGATGCATACCAGGCTTTGCATGGGCTTCACTTCTTCCTCCGGTTGTCCGTCAGGATGATCGCGGGGCAGTCCCCGCCCTGCTCTTTGCGCTCGATGTCGAAACTCGCCCAGGTCGCATGCTTGTCCTTCGTGCCGTGCCTCGCCTTGTAGCGATGGCACTTCTCCCGATCGGCGCAGTCCTGCCCGGCGCAGAGCGCGTACAGGGTCATTGGTGCGAGGGCCCGTTCATGAACTTCTGGTACAGCCGCTCAAGCACCTGCTCGCCCATGAAGATCGCCCGGCTCCCCATGTGGGCGCCGATGCCGACGAACGCGGCGGATGCCCATTCGTTCAGCTCGGCCCACCGACAGAACCAGTACGTCACGATGCCGGCGAACGCCGAGACCACGATCTCCCCGAAGAACTCAACCAGATTGAAGGGCCGCGCCTGCCCCGCCCGTATCTTGCGGACGAAGGCGGCGGCACCACCCAGGAACGAGATCACCACCACCCAGGCGTAGGTCGCCAGTTGGGCCAGGTCGAAGGGCGACTTCGGCATGGTGTTCTGCGCGTTCGCGTCCGACATCAACAGCCAGAGCGTGAGCAGCAGCGCGATCTCGATCATGGCGTCCACTTCACCCATTCCTTGGATCCGCCCACCTTCTGAATCGCATCCTTGTGGTATCCCGCGGCTACCAGATGCGGGTGGTTCAGCAGGAAACTGAATCGGTTGCACAGCACCCACTGGTCGTCCGGGCCGTCAATCGCCAGCACGACATGGGGTTCTCCCTTCTTGGTCCAGCCCACGCGGCATGTCGCAAGGCGTAGGGCTTCGATTGGGAATCCAGCCTCAAGCAGGCGGTCCAGTTTCGCCAAGGCGAGATCCTCACAATCTCCTCCATCCGCACCGGCACGCTTCCAGAAGTCGCCTGACTTCTCGGGCACCTGCGGCAGCGCGTTGACATCCGTATTCACGCGCTCAGCAATCTCTCGCCATCCCTCGGGCAGTTTCATTTCCCGCACTCCGGCCGCTCCGGGTGTCGCGCGCAGTAGTCTCGGAACCCGGCGGGCGCAAGATCGGCAGCGCACCCCGCCAGCAGAAGCACCAGCACCAGCGCCCTCATCTCACGCCCCCCCCATCGCAGCCCTGATCTGCTTGCCGATGAAGAACCCCCAGTCGTCGGCGTTGTCGGCGTCCAGGATCGTTGAATGCCCCGCCAGTCTGGGCAGCTTGTCCTCCCGGTTCCAGCCGTCCCACTGCTTCACGCGCCTGTCCGCCCCGCAGTACCCGTCCCGGCCCATGTCGCCCCACAAGGGGTCGAACGCGAGCTGGCGCAGGAACGGGAAGTTCGTCAGCGGCACTGCCTTGTCGTGCTCGTTGTAGTAGACGTGCATCCACTTCAACTGCGGAGGGACCTCAACGTCGTCCTTCAGGGCCGCGTTCAAGGCGATGAATCCGGCCGCGGGCGCCCCCATCTGCAGGCAGCGCATCCAGACTGTGGCGCCGTTGGAGTGCCCCACCAGCACGTCGCCGGGCTCGATTGACGGCAGCAGACGTTCCGCGATGCCGGGGTTCTTCCACCGGGTCTGGATCGCCATGATCTTTCCGTACTCGTGATAGACCACCGGGGTCTTGGCTCCGCGCATGATGTGCGGGCGCAGGCGCACCATCGACTCCGAGCCCCGGCTGGTGTAAATGCCGTGCAGCAATCGGATTCTCACAGCATCCCCCACGCCTGCCGGTAGAACTCGTCCCAGGTCTGCCTGTGCGGTTTCCCAGGGCGCCAGGTCTCGATGTAGTAGTCCCACCCGCCCTGCGGGTCGTTCATCGACGGCAGCGGCGCTGGATGCGTCCAGAGCAGCAGCCGCGCCCCGCAGCACGCGAGGATGTCGTTGTGTTCGATGGCGAGGAAGTCCGATTCGTCGGGCTCCCCGTACCCCATGCGCAGCAAGACCCCGCGCGCTGCGTCTCGAGTCTGTTCGTGGAACAGGATGCCCCTGAAGCCACCGCCCGATTCAGCCTGCCAGAAGGACCGCGCGGGGCCCTTGATCTGCCTGCGGTGCGTGAACCGCGACTCCTGAAGCCCGATCGCCAGCAGCATCGCCCGCGCCGACAGCGAATCCATCTTCGCGGGCAGCATCTTCATGCTCGCGGGGATCACGATGTCGTTGACGTAGGCGAGGGCCATGTGCGTCTACAGGCTTTGCTTCGGCGCCGGGTGCGGGTCATAGCTCGGGTTCTCGGCACACCCAATCGGGCGCATCAAGACCTCGGTTGGGTGTACGGCGACGACGCACATATTGGGAAGTTCTTCGCACTGCAACCGAACGAAGTGCGCCTCCGGCGTGGATTCGAGATAGTCGAGCCTGCACCGCGACGGATCGGCGCCGCCGGCCTTCATGTCCGCCAAGAACTGGGCGCGGACTTCAGCAATGTGCGGGGGTTCTGGCGTCGTATCGGACTGCTGGGCTTTGGCCGGGACCACAACCACCAGCAAGGCGAACATCGCCGTCAGCAACACCACCACACGCACGAACCACGCCGGAACGCGAGCAAGACCAATCGGGTGCATGGGGCACCTCCGTACTCTGGTTGGATGGGCAGCCGGTTGGCTGCGGTCTGCTACAACTGCTCGGGCAGAACGACGACGACTATCTCTGCGCCATCGCGCGTGAACATCACCGGGCCGTCCAGGCCCAGCAGTTCGGAGGGGTCAACCGCGCGGCCGTCGATGACGACGCTTGAGTCGCTCATAAAGCCTGACGATCTTGGGGTGCGACCACATTGACAGCGGCACCGTGAACACTCCGGCGAGACAGTAACTCCACCACACCGGCCCGAGAATGCCGTCGAATCCGGCAAACGCCACCGCGGCGTTGGCGTAGTACCCCGCCGATGCCAGCAAGAAACTGGTCACACCAGCAAGGATGTAGTGCCGCCCCGCCACGTTCAACGTCTGGATGCCAAGCAGGTACACCAGCGTCCCCTGCGCAACGAACGTCAGAGCCTCGGTCAGAACACCCTCCGAATCACCGGCCACAGAATCGCCACGTTCGCGCAGGCGTAGAACCACAGCATGAAGGCCCGGTTCGGCTCGGGGCTGTTAAGTGCCGCCGCGCCCCAAACGACGTATAGCGCCGTGGACAGGGCCCCGAACGCGAATTCGTGGTGCGCGGTCATAGTTTCACGATCTCGCCGCGGAACTGGAACGAGTCCTCGTCCACGCGCAGCGCCAGTTCGGGCTGCAGAAGCATTCCGTCCCGATAGGTCAGCACGGCAACGCCGCTCTGCCAGTTGGGCTTCCTGCCCTCCAGGTAGTTGACGAACTGCGGCCCCCTCGCGGAGTCCGCACCCATGCCGTGCCGCACCCCGTAGCGCCGGCCGCGCCGGTCATCGAACGCCACCACTTCGGCGCGATGGTCGTGGCCGGTCACGATGTTGACGCCGGATTCCTTCGTGTTGTTGTAGCCCGCGTGAATCCCGCCCTTCTCCCGATGGCGAATCTCGGTATTGGAATCGGTGCCCTCGTTCACCGTCACGAACCAGGCCGGTGTCCACTCCTGGAAGTGGTCCTTCAGGTGGATGCCCTTCACGTTCTTGAACTCGCTCGCCATCGCGGCCAGGCGAGACTCGAATCTCAGGTCGTGGTTCCCGGCGGTCCATATCTTCTTCGCCGCGGTCGCCTTCATCACCTCGCCCGATCGGTCGTTGATCGTCTCCAGCTCCTTCGCAACCGTGGGGTAACTCTCCCATCCGATTGAAGGGTGCCTGCTGATCTGCGGAAAGTCGGCTACGTCACCGTTCCACACGTAGGCGTAGGGCTTGAGCTTGTGCGCCAGGTAGCACATCGCCCGGTGCATGGTTGGGACGTGGCTTGGGTGGAAGTGGAAATCCCCCCCCACCAAAATCACGCCGTTCCTGATCGTCAGTTTGGCCTCGACACGATCCGCCGTGATGAGCATGGATTGGTCGTACATCGGCCGGCGCAGGTCCACGGTCTCAAGCCGGATGCCGTGCCGTTGCTCTATGCGCCTCTTGCGGTGGTGAACGTTCGTGGGCGCCACGTTCAGCGCCTTCGCCACCGCAGAACAGGACCGATGCTCATGCCACAGGGCGATGAACTGCTGGTCCGTACACCTGGGAGCTGACATCTAGCCGAGAAACTGCCCCTCATCCCATCCGAAGCGCCGGCAGACCAGCTTCGACGCTCGGTGAAACGCGGCGTTATGCTCCGCGTTCGGCGTCTCCGTCCGGTCCAGTCGTTGGTGTAGGTGGATCATCTCGTGGCCTACCGTCTCCGCTAGTGAACTGAAGTGGCGGTGCTTGGTCTCGGAGACCTCCAGAACCGGAGTCTCCCCATCGGACCAGAACGCGCCGTGGTACTGCTTGGTCTTGAGCACCCGGAACTCAACCGCGTCCGAAGGCGGCAGGCGCCAGCCCTTGAACGGCGGGAAGGCCCGCAGGCAGTCGTAGACCGCCGCCAGGCCCTCCGGGGTGATTTGCATATCGCAGTTAATCTCTCTTTGCGATCAATGGATTGGCGGCGCGTCGAACTCGACCTTCAGGGCGCCGGACTGGTCGATACTGACGAAAACGGTCACGTCCTCGAAGGCGAACATCGCTGCGTTACAGCCGACGTGCAGCCCGACGCCTAGCAGCGTCCTGCCCACGATCCGCGAGAAGCCAGCCTCGACTTGAGCCACGGCATCGCGGTCGGTCATGGGCCTCCTGGGTGGTTGCGGGAGCTGGGATCGAACCAGCGACCTGTCGGTTATGAGCCGACCGCTCGTGCCACTGAGCTATCCCGCGGTTGATCGACTGCGGGCGGCGATCAACCCGCCCGGCCTGCACGCGCAGGACTTCAAGCCCGACGAAGCGGGAACTCTGTTGTAGTCGCCGGGATGTCGCTCCCGGCGGGCGACCTCTGAGCGCCCGCTTGTTGTGGGTGTTGCGCTTCTGAGGGTTTTGGGGTGAGGGCGGGAATCGAACCCGCGCCTACCGATTCACAAGCAGAAAAAGCAAGGCCGATATCAGTCCCTTCCGTCGAAAGTTAGAACTGATACCGGCCGTGGCGGGAGCTAAGGGGCGCCCACCTTTTCGTTTGCCCAGAGCGCACGAAGCCCTCCACTCGGGGCATCTGCGCGGTGTTCTGCGAATCGAATTGTCCTACTGCACTGTACATTCGTACAGTTGTGCGTGTCAAACTTTTCTGAGCGACGATGCCCGCGATTGTTTTTCTTGAGGAAAGGCGCGCAACTCATCATTGTTTCCCGTGGAACTCAGTGCTGCGTCTCCAATTTCTCGGCCCTGTACCACGGCGAGCCCTTGTCGCCCTTCGTCGGATCCATGCACATCTCCCCCGCGACCAGGCGCGCGAGGTTGTCGGGGTGCTTCACCCACTCGGGCACTTGCTCCGGCATCAGCGGCTTCCATCCGTCGCGGCCGTTCTCGGACTCGAGGATCACCAGCCGGGCTTGCTTGTAATCGGTCATAGGTTCTCCCGGAAGTGCCGCAGACGTTCTTCTCCGGCGAGCAGGGGGCCTTGGCGCCACTCCCCCACCCGCTCACAGATCAGGCGGTCCTCCTCGAACACCTTGGCGTTGAACGCGCGCTGCGCCTCGACGTAGGCCCTCACCCTGCCCTTCACCGGGACGGTAGAATAGGTCTTGGACGTGAAGATTGTCCTCCCGTTCACCGGCAAGAACTTGTTGAGCGAGTACGTCATGCCGAAGGTCGAAGTGATGAAGGTGTGGGGGTAGATGAAGATGGAAAGGTAGTCCGCCAGCATCACCGGGTTCCCGAACGCCTCCCGCAGCGCCAGCAGGGCCTCGCGCATGGTCTTGGAATTGATCTTCAGCCCCGCGATACTCGATGAGCCCAGGTAGGTCGTCGCGCCTTCCTCGAACTCCATCTTCCCCAGGGTCTCGGCGTGGACGTGCGGGGTGTGGGTGCATTCCAGGGCGTTCTCGACGGCCACCCGCCAGTCGCAGGCGTACTCGATTCGCTGTTCGGGAATGGCGACCTCGGCTACCTCGATACCGGCGATCACCGCGGCGATGGCGGGTGGTTGGTCCATCCAGATCCAACCACCCCGCCAGAACCAGGACTTCTCCGCGATCTGGATGCCGCCCGGCCGCCAGCCGTGGTAGGGGCAGGACAGTTCCTTGTTCCCCGCCGGCCGGTCGAACAGCCGCGCCCCACGATGGGGGCAGCGGCCGTCGAACACGATCAGGCCATTCCCGCGATAGGCGGCAACCCCTTCTTCTTCCGACCACAGGTAGTCGCCCCGGTTCCGCAGCTCGCAGGCGTGGCCCAGGATCACGCCAGCCT